GTTTTGGTCAGATCGTTTGCCATTTTGGTTTCCCCTTTGCTTCAGTAACAGCAATATAGGGTATGACTTCCTAGAGTGTCAACACTCAAAGACTACTCACATGCAAATAAATCCTGTGGATAACTCCGAGCTAATGGTTACGGCCATAAGGGATTACCTGCGCAAGACCTGGGATGATTGGCGTTGCAATGCGGCGACGAATGCGTTCCTGATCGAGCAATTGCCCCAGGATTGGCGCCAGCTCATCCGCTACCACGGTCACGTCCCGGTATTCTGGCTACTGGCAGCCAACTTTACCCTCAGCGCAGCGCGAGAGCAGTTGAATGGCACCCTTTAAGCAGACTACGGTCCCAGCGCATCTCAGAGAACCGAACTACACCACGGGACGACCGTCCGAGTATCGACCGGAATACTGCGCGTTAGTGATCGAGTACATGGCAAAGGGATACAGTCTCTCAGCTTTCGCAGGATCAATCCGGGTCTGCCGGAATGCGGTTTATGAGTGGACTAGAGCGTACAGCGAGTTTGGTGACGCTGTTTCCCGCGCGCGCTCTGCACGCATTGCAGCCTTAGAAATCAAGCTGTTAGCTTCCCGGAAGGGCGCCGAGACTACTGCGTCAATCTTCGCTTTGAAGAATGCGAGTCCGGACGAATGGCGCGATGTTCGTCACACCGAACACACCCATGCGATCAGTGCCCGAACGCTCACAGATCAGCAACTAGAGGCGATCGCAGCCGGGAATTCACCTTCGGATGTGGGGATTATCGACGGCTCGGCGACCAGGTTAGGCGAGAAGTGACACACTCATACCAACGTTAGCGTGTAGCACTGATATGGTATAATGTATACCAGTATATAATCTATTGATATCATGGGGCTTTTGATTTCCTGGCGCGGGCCGGGAGGGGGAAAAATCCTGGGCCTAAGCATGCTTATTTATACAACCCCCCCTACAAACCCGCCCCCTTTTGCAACTCTGCGTTCCACAAATCCGCGAACTTCACCCGTTAACATTTCCGGTGAACTGTGATGGACAAGGAAGCCCAGTTACGTGCACTGCGTGAACTCGGTGATGTTCACAGCGTTAACAATGTCAACAAATCGGTTAACAGTGATGTTGACGTGGTGAAGTATCTAGACGCGCTCCGTCGCAAGGCGACCACGATTGAGGAAGTGGACTTGATCGACCTGATCATGAAGTGCCTATTCTACGAGGGCAAGAACAAGGTCACCGGGCGAATCCATGGCGATCCGGTTCGTGATACCGCTGTCGTGGAAGCAGAGGTGAAAACGAACAACAACGAAAAGACCGATCGCAAGGCCTATCACCGCGAGTACATGCGCAAGCGCCGACTTAAGTCAGCAATCAAGGGAGGCTGAGATGCAAGTAGTATTGACGGTGAATGTTCCGCAAGCCTTGGCCAATCAGCCGCAGGCTTTGATAGCGGACCGGATGCAGAAGGCGGCGGACAAGGCAGTATTCTGGAATTCCAATTTGCCGACGCCATACACCCAAGTTGACGCGCAGGGCAACACGATGTGGAGCTGGGTAGTGACGGCTACTTGATGCGTCGCCGGATATGATCCGGCAATTCCCGATGCGCCATCCAGTCTATGGCATGGGTAGCGGAGACGACGAGATCGTCGAAAGTCGGATTTTTGCAAAAAGCGGAAGCGACCAGGCGACCGCTTTGCAGCTCTTTCAACAGTTCGCCCGGCGTCAACTTCCATTCGCGCATTAATTGCTTCAAGGGTATCCACAAGCAATCCGGATCATTGTCCAGCAATCGGACCGCATCTTCGCTAGAGAGGGTTTTCATGGCTTTCCCCTTATTTTGGATCACATGATGTGCTTGACGCCGGAATGGATCAAGGCAGGGAGGCTTCCATGATTGGCATCGCTATCCAGCTATTATGGATTCTGATTGGGGTCATCGTCATCTGCGCGGTGATCTATTTCGTGTTCTGGGTGCTAAGGAGTGTGATGGCGATCCAGATTCCGGACCGGATCGAGCAGGCGGTGTGGCTGATTGTGTTGATTCTGGTATTGATTGCGATTCTGACCCTGATTGCGGGAGGCGATGCCAGTATTCATTTTCCCCGCATCGGGCGATAAAGCAACCTCTCAAGTACCTGATCTTCCGCCGTATCCTCCCGCTCCTCCTGATATCTGCAAGGGATGCTGAAAAAGTTTTCCACTTTCTATCCACCATTGATTTCGCCTGGTGTCTTGCTGGCGTAATCATTACGACATAGGTTTTCCTGGTGCTGGACAATTTGCCCCCAGATTGGACGGTACCCGACAGGCATCCCCGCAGTTTCCCTTCCGCACCAGGCTGCGGGGATGTCCTTTCCCGGCTCGAAAGTATCGATGCCGCAGAGTCATGGCATGCTGGAAAACGATGTCAGTAACTTCAACCTTACTTGCCCGTTCTGTTATCGCAAAATCCACAAGGTGCGATCTCAAAGTGATCAGTCACCCTATCGCGGTGATTACCTGTTCTGCAGCTGCGGCAAGGTCGGCGTGATCTCAGATCGCAAGTTCAACAAATGGGGCTGGCACGTCAGGAGACCGACGCCCAAGGAGCGGATGCGGATTGTGACTTTAAGCTGTAACCCAACAGGAGGATTTAATGGCCGCGGTTGAAATCACCATTTCCGGCGTCTTATACGACAAGTACAATCGAACCCAGCAGAATGTTGTTCTATTTGGTGAAGCGTCCATCACCGGTCTGCAGGTCGGTGGAGGGCCGATGCCTCCGGGTTCCGGTGGCCAACCACCGAATTGGGGACCGGGAGGACCGCCGCATCCAGCATTCCCGATTTGGGGAGGGCCGGGTTCTGGCTTCCCGGACAAGCCGGGGTATCCTCCAGTTATTGGTGGAGGACCGATCGTGCCTCCGGACAAGCCCCCTGATCCGGTCCAGCCGCCGGTGGAGTGGAAAGCGATCTGGACTCCGACTGATGGCTGGGTCGTGGTGGGTGTTCCGACAGGACCGCATCCGACGCCCAGTACATAACTGATTTTTCTCTGGAAAATATCTAATGCTCGACCGCGAGACTTGCGCCCAGGAATTCCTCGAGCGCAAGCAGGTCCGCAACTCGCTAAAGCGGTGGTGCATCTATAATGGCTATCAACCGGCCAGGCACCACCGTCTCATTATCGAAAAGCTGGAAGCGGTTGCACGCGGCGACATTTTAAGACTGGCGCTGTTCCTTCCCCCAGGGTCCGCGAAGAGCACCTATACCTCGGTGCTGTTTCCGCCCTGGCTGCTATGCCAGGATAACAAGGCCCTGATATTGGCGGCGTCGCATACCACGGAACTGGCGGAACGCTGGGGCCGACGGGTCAGGAATATCATCGCCGACAACGGCTTGACGTTGGGCATTAAACTCTCCGACGACAACCAGGCGGTCAACCGCTGGTCGCTCGAACAAGGCGGCGAATATTATGCCGCCGGCGCCAATGTCGGCATCGCCGGTTTCCGGGCGTCCTATGGATTGATCGATGACCCTATTCGGTCCAGGCAGGACGCCGATTCTCTTCTGGTTCGCGATCGTCTGTGGGATTGGTATCTCAATGATTTTCGTCCTCGTCTTGTACCTGGTGCTCGTCAGGTTCTGATCCAGACCCGCTGGCATGAGGATGATTTGGCGGGAAGGGTGCTTAATCATGAGCCGTGGGATGTCATATCCTTGCCAGCATTGGCAAAGCCCGATGACGCTCTGGGCCGAAGCCTGGATGAGCCTCTGTGGTGCGACGATGACTACGGCTATGGTGCTCAACTGCTTGGCCTTCGCGACACTACTCCGCCAAGAGTTTGGTCCGCGCTCTACCAGCAGGCCCCGGCCCCCGATGAGGGTGATTTCTTCAAGGAAGAATGGCTGAAACCGCGTGACATCATCCCTCATTCTTCCACTCTGCGTGTGTACGGCGGTTCAGACTATGCAGTTACCGCCGCTGGTGGAGATTATACCGTACATGCGGTCGTCGGGATCGACCATCTTAACAATCTCTATCTGCTTGAGGTGTGGCGAGGGCAGACTTCATCCGAGAAATGGGTGGATGCCTTCTGCGATCTTGTCACAAAATACCGTCCGCTCTATTGGGCGGAAGAAACCGGCCAGATCAGGTCGGGGGTCGGGCCGTTCCTCGAAAAAAGAATGCAGCAGCGCCGGGCCTATGTGAACCGCGAGCAGTTCTCTACCCGCGGCGACAAGGCAGTCAGGGCCAGATCGATCCAGGGAAGAATGGCCCTGGATGGTCTGTACTATCCGAAGAACGCCAACTGGGTCAGCGATTTTCTGGCTGAATTGCTCAAATTCCCGTCCAGTAAATATGACGACCAGGTCGATGCCTTGGGCCTTTGCGGGCAACTGCTCGACAAGATGGTGGTGGGCAAGCTGAAACAGAAGCCAACTCCCACCCTACCGGATGACGGCTACCAGCCGCGCAGGATCAAGACCATCGATCACATGGTCCTGTAGCAACGCCATATATAAAGAGTGAAGTCAGTGATTTCATTGAATGAGGACGGCAACCTCGGCCAATACAGCGATGGCACCACTTCCCCTTTGGGCTATGACAAGAATGGCAATCCCTATCCCTCGATCGTCAAGCGCCGAAGAGCGTTCGAGAACTACGCCTACGCCAAGGGCCGGGAAATCGACGAACAAAGAATGAGTTGGCGCTACTACCACGTCGATCAATGGACCATGGAGCAATTGCGGATCTTGAAAAAACGCCAACAGCCGCAAATCACCTTCGATCGAACGGGCAGAAAGATCGACTCCCTGGCCGGCACCATCCGCCGTTTGAGGACCGATCCGAAAGCCTATCCCAACACACCGAATGGAGAGCAGGGTGCTGAAGTGGCTACCCAGGTTATCCGCACGATTTGCGACGCTTCCATGGCTGAAGACCTTGAAGTGGAGTGTTGTCGCGATGCTCTGATCCACGGCATCGGGATATCCGAGCTGGTGTTGCGAAAGGGTGACAAGCAGGATCCCGACCTGGCCTTTGCCTATGTCGATCCCCGCACCTTCTTCTATGATCCCCGCAGTACCAAGAACGATTTTCACGACGCGAGGTTTCACGGGGTCTACAAGTGGGCCGACGCCGACGAACTGGAAGACGCTTTCCCCGATCGTCAGGACATGATCCGGCAGTCGATCAACAATGACGGCGGCTACTGGACCTCGTTCGACTCGGACCGCGAGCCGATGTGGATCGATATCTATCACCGGGTGAGACTGGTCGATCACTGGTACAAGGAAGGCAACATCTGGAAATGGTGCCTGCACACCGGAATCGTGGAATTGATGAGCGGCGAATCCCCGTTCGTCAATGAACGCGGGCAGTCGATTTCCAAATTCCACGGCTTTTCTGCCTATATCGACATCCATGGCGACCATTACGGCTTGATCCGGCGCTTGAGGGGGCCGCAGGACGCCATCAACCAGCACCGAAGTAAGGCCATCCACATCATGAACACGCGCCAGATCCGGCTGAAGGAGGGCGCGGTCGATGATGTCGAGGTGACCCGGCGCGAGGCCGCACGTCCCGATGGCGTCCTGGTCTATCGCGGCGACCAGAAAGATCTCGATGTGATCCAGCCGGATCAGGAATTCATCCAGCAGACCTCCTATTATCAGGACGCCAAGCAGGAGATCGACGGTTTCGGCCCCAACCAGCAATTGATCGAGAAATTCGGCCAGAACGTCAGTGGACGGGCGGCGAACTTTTTGCAGCAGGCGGGACTGGCGGAGTTGGGGCCGTTCCTGAAGAATTTCCGGATGTGGAAACTGGAGCGCTATCGCGCCGCCTGGCTGGCGGCGCAGAAGTTCTGGACTGCCGACCGGATGCTGCGGGTTTCCGGTGATCAGCAGATTGCCCAGTTCCTGCAGATCAACGGCGTGCAGCTGAACGAATTCGGCCTGCCGGTGTTGGTCAATATGCTCGGCAATATCGATGTCGAGATCAAGATCGACGAAGGCCCCGACAACGAGACCGTGATGGGCGATATCTTCGACCTGTTGATGGCGCTGAGTCAGAATAACGTCCCGGTTCCACCCGCCGCGATCATCGAAGCCTCGACCTTGCCATTGTCGGAGAAAAAGAAGCTGCAGCAGATGATCTCTCAGCCTGATCCGATGAAGCAGCAGGCCAGCCAACTCCTGATGCAGGACAAGGCCGCCGACATCCAGAAGAAGCAGGCCGAGGTCGGCAAGATCCAGACCGCCGCCATGCTCAACGTCTCCAAGGCCCGCACCCAGGGCACGCCACCACCCCCGCCACCGCCGCAAACCCCGCTGCAGACCGCGCAGCAGCTCGCCGATATCAACGAAACCAACGCCACCGCCATGCACAAACGCGCCTCGGCGCAAAGCCTGTACCACAAGGCGCTATTGTCTCCGTTGCAGTTGTTGGGCGAGCACGCGCAGAGAAACGCCGATCGCCATGGCGAGGTGGTGGACCGCGTGTTGGATCATTTCCACCGCTCCGCCGACCGCGCCACCGATTCGGGCCACCAGCACGCCCAGCGGGCGATGCCCAGGATGCCGCCCAATGCGGAATGAACTGTTGACGACTTTTCGGCCGCAATGGCAGCGATATCACAAGAGGGGACAGCACGACGCCCATGTTGTGTGGTGGCGCTGCCAGTACAGTACCTGGCACGGCGGCAAAAACCATGATCATCACGTTCGCCTTCGCAACCGGCTGAATCGCCTCAGTGCTCCCTTTGATATCGATGATTTCGACGATGATGATGAATGAGAAAGCCCGTCAAGAAACCCAGGATCATCCATCGAAAACCTAAGGTCAGGAAAGCCATGACCAATCCCGACGAGAAAAAGATAGAAGAGAAAAAACCAGCTGATGCACCGCCGGTGGTCGAACCATTCGGCCACAAGAATCCCCCGATCGGCCCGGCCACCGGCAGGCCGCTAGCGGACTGGAACAAATTCCGGGATTACGAGAATTTCAATCCGACGCCTGAGAAGTAGCGGATAAGAGAACTCACGTTGGCAGCGAACGACATCGCTGCACCACGTCCCGCACGAACGAAATCTGCGGCCCTGTGAACCGGGGTTGGTTCACCACGCCTGCCGAACAGCGAAATGGTCGGCCACGTGGCCGGATACGAAAATTCCGGGGAGACTGACAGATGAGTGACACGATTCAAGGTCAAGACAACGATGGTGCATTGTTTCGAGAAGCGCTTGATGCGCCAACCCTGGACAAGTTTGAAAACCCTGAGATCAGGCCGGACGCCAGGCCGGAAGTAAAACAGGAAGTAGAACAAAAGCCAGAAGAGGATGCAGCGGTCCCCTCCGGTCGCTTTCGCGAACTTACCGACAGAGCGCGACAGGTGGAGCGGGAGCGGGATGAATTGCGGGCACGGCTGGCCGCCTATGAGGTACAGCCGAAACCACAACAGAGTCCCGAAAAGAAACTCGACGTGTTTGATAATCCCAGCGCCTTCGTGCAGCAGGAGGTGACGCCGCTGCTGCAACGCATGGAAGAAAGGATGCAGGCACAGACCGAGAGCATGAGCGCGAATTTTGCCGCCAACTACTACGGCGCGGACAAGGTCAATGCGGCGCGCAACGCCCTGCAGCAAGGTTTGTTTGCAGGCGATCCCAACGCGACAGCCGTCCACCAGGCCGCGCTCAGACATCCCGATCCCTATGGCCTGATTACAAGATGGCACATGGAACGGGAAATGCTGTCGCAAATCGGCGGCGACCTCGAACAATACAATCAGCGTACCTTGCAGCAAGCGCTTAAAGATCCTGAATTCCTGAAGCAGGCGCTTGCCGCAGCCAAGGGTCAGGCGACCACGCAAATCAATCGTCCCGTCACCCAATCGACAGTCCCCACGCTTCCATCGCTCTCGGATATCGGAGCGGCAGGCGGGGATGAAGGTCCAACCGAAGCCTCAGACGAAGCTCTGTTCCGGGCAGCCGTATCAGCCAAGCGGCGCTCTTGACAAAGAAGTGCCGCTACACCCGAGAGGTGTACGGCCATGTTCACCAGTAATCATGTCAACAATGAACTCATAAAATTCAGACGGCAGGTCATCTCCGACTTTCTCAGGCGTAGTCGTTTCGATCCCTTCATGGGCGACACCTCTACTTCCATCATCGTCCGGATGGCTGATCTCGAAGCCAACGGCAAGGAAATCAACATCCCTCTGGTCACCCAACTGGTCGGCCCCGGCGTCGGGGTCGGCACGCTGCGCGGCAATGAAGAAATGATGGACTCCTACGGCTTTCCGGTCTGGGCAGACTGGGCCAGGAATGCCGTTGCCAATAACCGGGCGGTGAATAAGGAATCCTCCTTCGACGTGCGCTCCACCGCGAGAAATCTGCTGCGTGGCTGGGCGCGACGCATCGTCCGCGATGATATCGTCGATTCCCTGTTGTCGATCCCGTCAGCATCGATCCAGGCCGGGCGGTTCACTGCACCGGGCAATCGCATCAACGGGGTGAAGTTCAGTGCGGCCACCACGGCCCAGAAAAACTCCTGGGCCAATGCCAACTACGATCGCACGCTGTACGGCAAGGACCTCGCCAACGGTGCTACCGCTGCCGGTGGCGCGGTGCTGGCGACGTTATTGCTCAACGTCGATGCCACCAATGATTTGATGACCGCGGCCAACGGTTCGCTGATGAAATTGTTGGCCAAGGAAAGCGGCATGGACCCGGCCAATCCCGGTGTCTACAACGGACGGCCAAAAATCACGCCGTGGGAGATCGAGGAACTCGACGAGGAAATGTACGTGGCCTTCGTCGGCGACCGCTGCTTCATGCAGCTGCAGGCCGACCCGACCATGTATCAGGCCAACCGGGACGCGCGCGCCCGCGAAGCCAACGCCACCGGCACCAACCCTATCTTCACCGGGGGCGCGCTGCTCTATGACGGCATCCTCTACAAGAACATCCCCGAGATTACGACGCGGCTGCTGCTGAAAGGTGCGGGAGCCGCCGCCGTCGATGTCGAGCCGGTGTTCCTGTGCGGCCAGGCGGCACTGGCCTATGCGATGGGCCAGATGCCACGACCGACGACCTTGGAAGACGGTGACTACGAGTTCGTTACAGGCTTAGGCATCGAATGCCAGTATGGCATGGCTAAGGTTGCAAAGGCCCCGCTCGCCGTGCAGGGTGCAACCACGGGCGACCTGGTAGACTGGGGCATGGTTACAGGCTTCATGGCGGCTCCTGCCCACACCTAATGACTGATGGCCTCGGCGAAAGCCGGGGCTTTTTCTTGTTTCCTCAAACCAAAGGAGATCATGATCATGGCTCCCCGTCAGGGTTATGCCCAGCCACAGGCTGGCGCACAGGGTTTCGCTCGCACCAAGAAAGTGTACGGCGGCCCTACTTTCAACCTCGTTGCCGCCGATGTGGCGCTCAACGCCCAGGTGGCTGCTCTCAGAGTGCCGAAGGATTTCGTCATCCAAGTCATGAACGCAGTATTCGGCGCTTGTGATTCCGGCGCGACACTATCGATGTCGGTCGGCGATTCCGTCTCTACCGCGCGGTTCGCGGCAACCTCGACCACGCCAAGAGCTGGCGGCACTGTCACTCTGGTTGGTACGGCCGTCGGCTACCAGTTTCCCACCGACACCGACATTCTCCTGACCTCGACGGCGGCGGCGGCAGGTCTGGGTGCAACCCCCACTGTCAACCTCACCGTGGAGGGCTATATCGGGCCGTAATGGAACAGCGTTTCCCGTGAAACACTTAACCATTACTCTGATTTGAAAGGGAAAAATGATGACTAAGGTCAGTGTAACCTATCATGCCCCGAAGGGCGACAGCAAAATGGCGACTGTCTTCGGGCACACGTTCTACGACGGCAAGGCCGAGGAAATCGAGGTTGATGATGCGACCTTGGCCAAGTTCAAGAACAATTCGGCCTTCTCGCTTTCCGGAGAAAAGCACGACAGCAAGCCCAAGTAGCGATAACAGCAAAATCGGGGATCGCCATGCCGCTCACTTATACTTCCGAGCAGATCATCAACAAGGCGGCGGGCGATCTCGGCAAGTGGGTGCCGGGCGAGGCGCTGGGCGCGGCCGAACACGATACGCTGTCGGATGCCCTGGATGCGGTACTGGCGGAATCCAGCAAGATCATCGCCATCAACGACCGCGATCAGATTCCGGCATTTGTCTATGAGTGTATTGCCTCGCTGGTGGCGGCCTATGCGTCATCGTCGTTTTCCAACGTGCCGCTTGATTATACCGGCCCGGTTGCAGAACTTGAGAAACGCCTGCGCTACTTGGTGGCGCAATCGCCGACCTATGAAATCTTGCCATCCTATTATTTCTAGGGGGTACGCAAATTGAGCGATGTCCCTTTCCGATGCTGACCACGCCGGGACAGGCGCCGCAGGTGGCGGGCGGCCGCTTGCTCAATTGCTATCCGGAACCGCTGGCGCAGAGTGCCGGCAAGCCCAATGCCTATTGGCGGGTGGCGGGTCTTTCGGTGTTTGGCACGGCTACGAGTGGCGTCTACCGTGGTGGCATCCAGGTGGCCGGCACGTTCTATGCTTTGTATGGATCGACGGTCTATAAATTCACCTCCGCAGGCGGAGCGGGAACAGCGCTACCGGGATCGATCAGTGGCACGCAATTCTGTTGGTTTGCCGCCAACCAGAACTCGCCACCGGATATCGCCGTGGTCTCACCGGGAATCGGCGCCTTTGTCGTGGTCGATCCAACTGGTGTTGCCACCTATCCCGATTCCGATGTCGGAACGCCCAATTCCGTCGTGTTCATGAGCGGATTTTTCCTGTTCAGCTACGGCAACGGCACCACGATTGCCTCCGATGTCAATACCACCAGCATCAATCCGATTAACTTCGCCACTGCGCAATCCAAGGCCGACGCGCTATTCCGGCCTATACCACTCGGCAATGGTCAGTTGTTATTGGCGGGGGCCAACACCATGGAAGTGTGGGGACCACCGGTCAATACGGCGGGCTATCCGTTTTCCTACATTTCGACCATTTGGCGCGGCATTCCTGGTCCAAGTGCGATCGCCGGCAACGAGGACGGCTGGGGCAAGGGAATTTTCTTCGTCGGTGATGACAACAAGGTCTCGACCTTGACCGCTTACACGCCGACCCCGATCTCGGTGCCGGATCTTGACCAATTGATCGAACGAGAGCCAGACAAGACCAAGATTCTCGTTGGCGTCTATGTGTCTCGCGGCCACGGCATGGTGGTGGTGCAGGGACCTGCCTGGTGCTGGGAATATGACACCACGCTGACATCATGGCACGAACGGCAATCCTACTTGCAAACCTATTGGCGCGGTTATCAGCCGATTCTCGCGTTTGGCAACTGGCTGTGTGGTGACGTGAAGGGCGCCAACCTGCTGAAGATCGATGGCAATGTCCGCAAGGAAGTCTCGGACCCCTTACGAATGCGGATCGAGACCGGGCCCTTGGGAGCATTTCCGAAAGCCATCCGGGTCAATTCGATCGAGCTTTACATGACCAAAGGAGCCTCGATTGCGTCAGGCCATGATCCCGACGAGACCGATGCCATGATCGAGATTTCGATGTCGCGCAACGGCGGCCAGTCCTGGAGCAATCCGCGCCAGGTGCCGATTGGGATGCAGTCCGTCACCACACGGCGGGCGCGGGCCTCGATCTGGGGCCAAGCGGAAATCCAGGGCGTGCGCTGGCGCTTCGATGAATCGGCCGGGCTGAATTTCGCATTCATGGGCGCCGACATGCTGGCGGACGTACTTCGATGATATCTTCTCACGGGAAAAATCTGTGAACATTGCGCTGCCTGGCCAAAACGTTGCTATTCAAACCAGGGACGGACAGATCGAACCGGTCTGGTATGAAAAGCTGAGGTTCATTGAAAAATTCATCAACAGCGGCGGTGGCGGCGGCGGTGGCGTTACCAACAGCGGCGGCCCGCTGGCGCTGAACCAGATCGTGCTGGGCAATGCCGGGGCTGATATCAAGACGCTGGGTTCGCTTGGGACGGCAACGACAGTGCTGCATGGCAATGCGGCGGGTCTTCCAACATTTTCCGCTGTCAGTCTCGTCAACGATGTCACGGGAAATCTCGCAGTTTCGCATCTCAATTCCGGCACGCTTGCGTCCAGCACGACCTTCTGGCGCGGAGATGGGACATGGGCCACACCCGCAGGCGGTGGCGGCGGCATGTCGATTGGCGGGGCTGTGGTCAGCGGTACGCCCGGCTCGGTCCTGTTCATCGGTGCAGGCGGTGTGCTTGCCCAGGACAACGCCAATTTCTTCTGGGATGATACTAATAAAATCCTGAAGTCTGGCGCGCAAATAGATTTGCTTGCCGGCGGCGTATTCGTTCCGGCTATTTTCTCGGTCTCTAACGTCGGCGGCAACAACTGGTTTGAAGGCAACGCCGGCAATGCCTCTGTTGCTGGCTATGCCAATTTTGGAACCGGGGACGGCTCACTTGTCTCTCTCACAACTGGAATCGCCAATACAGCTATTGGCAATCAAACGGCACAAAATATTACAACTGGCAGTTCCAATTTCGCTCTTGGCCAAGATGCCCTAAGCGGTCTTGTTTCCGGAAACGATAATGTCGGGATTGGCACCGGTGCTCTACGGTTACTGACAAGCTCCTCATTTCTTGGCATCGGCGCGCGCGCGTTTACAAATATCGTAAGCGGAAACTATGGCACTGCCTTGGGCTATCAAGCCGGGGAAACTGCGACAGGAATCTTCGGAGATACTTTTATTGGCTATAAGGCTGGCCAGAACATAGGCACCGCCGCTGGCAATACTATTATTGGTGCTTTCGCTGGCTCTAATATGGTGGCGTCATGTACAACCAATACCCTAATTGGGTACAATTCCGGTAGCGGCCTTACAGGTGGAAACTACAATACATGGATCGGCACTTTCAACCCGGCGTCTGGAACGCCATCTGCCACCATCGCTTTCTCTGACGGAAATCAGAATGCCTATCCCAATTTAGATTATACCTATACCACATCGCAGGTTTGGAGCTTTCAGTACGGTACGACCAAACAAGGTCTCCATGTTTATAAGACCACAGACGGCAATGCACCGCCCACCAACTACGAGCGCGCCGTCTTCGACTGGAATATTACCGCCAATGTCCTGACCATCGGCACGCAGGCCGGCGGCACCGGCATCGCTCGGATGACCGCGCTTATTGGCTTTCAGAAAGCGGGCGCTCCCGCCGCAGGCGATTTGCCGTCCGGCACTTGGGGTCTGATCAACGACACCAGCGGCGGCCAGACCTGGCTTTGCTACAACGCGGCGGGCACCTTGAGGAAGGTCCAACTGGTATGAGCAACCCAACCACATTTATCAATCTTTATTCGCAGAACATCGTGCAGTTCGTGCAATTGATACAGACCCTGCGCACCCAGAACGATCAACTCACCCAAGACCCAACGATCATCACGCGGTACTTCGCGCAGAATCCGAATCAGATTCGATCGGATATTGTGGCGGCGGATGTGACCAATGCACAGGAAGCGCTCGGGCAGATGCTGTTTACCTTTGATTCCGGTTCACCGACCCAGAAGTCGTACCTCTACAAGATGCAGCCATGATCAGAATCGAACTCACCGAAGAGGAATGGAGCCGCGCGCTGAATGCGATCGCGCTAGCGCCTTATATCCAGGTGGCCCAGTTAATCGAGAAGATCGCGCGGCAGGTCCAGGAGCAGAAACAAGCAGAGGTTAGCGCCACGAATGGAAAGGATGCACAATGGCAATCAGCTACTCAATAGCAGGCGGCGCGGATGCGGATAAGTTCAACATTGATAGCACCACTGGGAAGCTGACGTTCAGGACGGCCCCGGATTTTGAAAACCCAGGCGACGCCAACACGGACAATATCTATGAGGTGACGGTCGAGGCAACCGATGCGGGCGGTGCCAGCTCGACCCAGGACATGCGCGTTACCGTTAAGGATGTCAGCGAGAATTTGCCGCCGCAGATCACCTCCGCGGCGGCCGTAAGTGTGAATGAGAATCAGACCGATGTGACGACGGTTACCGCTACCGACCCGGATGACACCGGAGGCATAACGCCTCCGGACCCAGTTCCTCCAGGTGACGGAATCATTCCTGCGGATCGCAACTTTCCCTGGAATCCTGGCCTGACCTCGAAAGGAGGAATTCCTGTCCGTACACAGATCGCCGCCACATTAGCGGCAGGATCAACCCAGGCACAGATTCAGGCGGCGATTGATGCTTGCCCCGCTGGACAAGTTGTGTTGCTTGCAGCAGGGAATTTCACAATTAATAACTTGCTGCGAATCAATAAAGGAATCACGCTTCGCGGCGCTGGCGCTGGCAAGACCATCTTGACCAAAACCAATGGTGCAACGTCCCGGACAACCACGGTGGTGGCTGGGACCATTGCGACGGGCGGTCCACTCAATAATATGATTTACGCGCCACAGAATCAGAGCCCACCAGACCAGCAACCAATCATTCTCGTAAGCAATGGCAGATGGGGAAAGCCGGATAACACCACTTCTCAAAACTTAACTGCGGATGGTGCTGCGGGGGTGACTTCGGTCACCGTTTCCAATGCTTCTGGCTTCACGGCAGGGCAGATTGTCCTGCTCGACGAAATATCCAATTGGTCCCTAGTGACTCCACCACCGGGTTTCAGTCCGTCTGGTCTTCAGACGAAGGTCGGAGACCATGTCGAGTGGCAAATGCATTCTCCTGCGGCGTCATGGGATGATCCGCCGGCTGCATTTGGCTGGTTCTGTCGAGGCTATCCGTCCGGCTCATCGTCATCATCGGATACCGATGGACGCGCAATCAGTGAGATCAAGGAAATCGCCTCTGTTACCGGCAACACGATCACATTCACCTCGCCGCTTTCCATCGGCTATCGCGTCAGTCATCGAGCCCAGTTGACCCGATATACGGCGACCGGCAACGGTGCATTGCCGGTCTTTAATGCCGGTATTGAAAATCTCACAATGGTGGGCGGCAGTGAGGGCAATTTGCGGTTCAAGATCACGGCTTATTGCTGGGCCAAAAACATCGAAGTGACGCAATGGACCGGCGAAGGCATTGCGATAGAGGACAGTTTCAGAACGGAACTGCGCGACTCATATATCCATACTGGCTCTCAGCCGACACCAGGCGGCGGTGGTTATGCGATCAGCCTAGCCGACGGCTCGTCCGAAGTTTTAATCGAGAACAACATCTCGCGCGACGTCAACAAGGTCATTGTTTCCAGGTCATCGGGGACCGGCAGTGTCGTCGCCTATAACTACATGGATGATGGCTGGATTTCATACAATACAGCATGGCAGGAGATCGGTCTTAACGCCTCCCACATGTCCGGGCCACATCACGTCCTGTTTGAAGGCAATTACAGTTTCAACATGGACACCGACATCACCCATGGCAGCTCGCAATACATAACCTATTTCCGAAATTATGTTACCGGACGGCGCGGGAGTTGGACCGGGTCGGAATCGAATCCGAGAACCGCGGGCGTGCATTCATGGTCGAAGCAATTCACCTTTATAGGAAATATCCTGGGGCGTCCCGGCCAAATGTCCGGGTGGCTCTACACCGATCCGATGATGGGCTGTGATGTGAACGGCAGCAATTGTGTCGGGGGCGTCAGTGGACAATGGGCCAACAGCAAAAGCGGAAATATCTGGATGGTGGGTTATGACGATGGTCAATGGAACCAGCAGGCGGAATCAGGCGCACTATCGACTGTCATTCGCGACGGCAATTACGATTTTCTGACCAATTCGCAGAAGTGGCACAACACTCCCGGTGGGTTCACCATCCCCAATTCGATGTACCTGACATCGACGCCTGCGTTCTTCGGCTCCAATCCGTGGCCGTGGGTCAATCCAGCCACTGGGGCGCTTAGCACCCTTCCCGCCAAGGCGCGATATGATGCTGGCACACCTAACGATGTATCGGCGAGAAGTTCTCCCAGAAAACCATTGAAAAGATAAATCCGTAATGGCGCCTTGGGGCGCCGTTTTTATGCGGGGTAAGGGTGATGGCAAGTTTTCTCTCTGATCTCTTCAGCGGTGGCGCCGAAAAGGATGCGGCACAGCAGGACCGCGGCGCCGCGCTGCAATATCAAAATCAGGCCAATCAGGCTCTGACCTCGGCCTATGGCACTGGCACGACTGCGCTTAACCAAGCCGTTGGCGCCTATACGCCACTGGCCAACCTTGGCAAGACCCTGACTGCCGGTGCGCCGAACTATATGGCTGCGCTCGGGGTGGGGACGCCACAACAGGTGACGGCTGCACAAACTGGATTTACCTCGACGCCCGGCTATAAAGCCCTGATGGACAGCGCTCTGCAGGCAGTGCAGCGACAGGAAGCTGCTGGTGGGATGGGTGCCAGCGGCAATGCCGATATTGCGGCGCTATTGGGCTCGACCGGCGTTACCAGCAATGCCTATCAGCAATACATCAATAATTTGTTGCAAGGAACGACCCTTGGCGCCAACGTGACAGGCGCGGCGGCTGGAGGCCAGGCGGCCGGCTATGGCTCGCTTGCCAATCTCGCGAAAGGCTATGGCGAAGATGTTAGCGGCGTTGCCGGAAACGTCCTGGGCACCAATGTTGGCGCCAACAATCTGGCCGCCGCGGGTGAAGCCGCGGGGGCGAAGAATTTGTTGGGTGCCGGTCTCTCCCTCGCCACTCTCGGGCTTGGCGGCAATCCATTCGGCGGATCGTTGACAGGCGGTGGTGGCGGCGGTTCATCACTGTTTTCCAGTGCATCGAAATTGTTCTCTCCCGGTAGTCTGTCGGGTGGTTTTGGAACGACATGATGGCGATTGCGCCGATCCCGTTTCCAAATCAGCAGGCCTTCAGTTCATTTGATTTCAGTCCATTGGCCAGGCTTGGCCAGATCGGACAGCAGGGCCAGAAAAACCAGATGCTGGCTAATCTTGGTCAGGCACCTGCTGATAGTACCGCGCCTGTTTCACCCTATACGACGCCATCGCCCCCAGCAGCCCGCGCTTCCTACAGCGGAAATAGTCAGGACGTTGCCAAAACAGTTGCCGGCGAATTGAAGGCACAAGGCTTCTCGGATAACGCCATTGCCGGCATTCTCTATAATGTTGGTCAGGAAAGCAGTTTCGATCCGACCTTGCGGCATCCTGATCAGCCGCGTTTTGGCGGCGAGGCCCATTATGCGCACGGTTTGTTTCAGGAGGGCGGCGACGAATACAATCTGATGGCTTCACATATGCAGGGGCGTAATTTGTATGACCCGCTGGAGCAGACCCGATTTGTCGCCGGACGACTCAAGGGCGAGATTGGCAACGCCCAATATGCTGATGTGATGAAGAGTCTGCAAAACGCCAGAACGCCGGAAGATGCGGCGCGTGTCTTTGCGTCCGGATATCTCAAGCCGGCAGCCCGTTATCTTTCATCTCGATATTCCGATATCAGCCGGGGTATTCCCGGCATTGGATTTTACACGGGTCAATAGACATGGCCATCAATCCGACCTCGTTCCCGATGCCCGCGGCCTTCTCTGGAGGCGTGGATTTCTCGCCACTGGCCAATCTCGGCAATGTCTACCGGCAGGGACAAATGCAGGATGCGACTCGACAGACACTGGCGCAACTGGGTCCTGATCCGGTGGCTAATACTCAATTTCTGATCAAGTCCGGTGTTCCGGAACTGGTGCAGGCAGGCGTTAAGATGCAGAGCGATCTAGCTACTCGTGCCGAAGATGTCCGGCAATTCAATCTCGCGCAGCAAGTGAGGGAAGGCAAGCTGAAGCTGGAGAAGGAAGCAGCCGAGGCAGACACTCCGGAATACAGACAAAAACAACTGGATACAGCGATTGCGGCAGGCAAACTTCCTCCAGAAGCAGCACAAGATCCGTCATGGCAAGCCTACATTCAGACCGGGCAAAAAGTTGCGTTGCAGAGACCGGAATTGACGGCAAAGGAGCAGGGTTTCGCGGAAGATGCCGACAAGCGCTATCTCGCTGCAAGAACAACGCTGGATAGCATTGCGCGAATGAAGGAACTGAACAAGACGGCATGGTCCGGATATGCCGGTGGCTTGGCTCCGGATGTGGCAAAGGCGCTTCCGGAAGGCATAACTCCCCAAGGAGTTATCGATGCTCAGGAATACGCCAATCTTGCCAAGTCAAATATTGCAGGCAATGCCAAGGCCGCGTTCGGCAACAGAATTACCAATCAGGATTTGAAGCTTTTGCAGGACATTGAGACATCTCCTAGCATGAATGCTGCGGAACGCAGGGTCAATCTGGAAAATCTTGAGAAGCGCATTCAGTTGATGCAGGACCAGGCTGAGGCAGAGTCGAAAGGAATCAGGCAAAGGACGTATTTCAAGCCTGGCGGCGGCACATTGCCTGCGCCCGCAGGCTCTACGGCCGCTCCTGGCGGTACAACAACTGCGGCGCCCGCAGCGCCGGCTGGCGGGACAGCTCTCGCAAAACCTACGCTGAAGGAATTCATGGAAAGGGCTCGTGCCGATCCGCGCAACGCAAATGTTCCGGACAGTGAATTGGCGGCGCATTGGAAAAAGAATTATGGCGGCTGAAGATGCCAGTCTTTGATCCGTTTGCTCCGGATTATACCCCGCCAGAATCATCACAGTCATCGACCAAAATTTTCGACCCTTATGCGACTGATTACAAGCCGCCATTGACTGCTGGCGGAGCTATTAGTGGTGCCGCATCCCGACTAATCCCGAGTGTCGGTGAACAGATCGGTGGTGTCTTTCATCAGATTGCACATCCAATCGAAACGGCGACCGATGTTTATCATCTCGTAAAGGGCCTGAGCCTGGATCTTGAGGATAAATATCGGGAGAAAATGGGAATTGCTCCCCTTCCACCCGTCGAATCTCAAAAGACATCAAAAGCATTCAGAGATTATTACAAAGAGAATTACGGTTCGCTTGAGGGATTCAAGCAACATCTTGCTCAGGATCCCGGCGCGGTTCTCGGCGATATGTCGATGATTTTTACTGGTGGAGAATCGGCGTTGGCGCGTTTGCCGGCTGCAGCACGAACGGCTGAAATTGCGGCTCGTGTCACAAATCCTCTCTCTGCCATTACGGAACCGGCTGGTGTGGCTGCGAGAACCATCGGAAAAATTTCTCCATTTGGACGGCCTCCCGCCGAGGTCGGGACGGCTCTTGAACGGTTACAGCAACAGAGTATGCCTGTTGATCTTCCGCGTGCAGTTACGGCGCAAAGTCCTGCTGTGCAGGCTGGTGGTGTCGCGCTGGCTAGGGCGCCAATGGTTGGAACGCCGCTTTTGCAAGCCGGCCAGGCAGTTCCCGCCCAGATTGGCGGTCATATTGAAGATATAGCTGGAAAATTCTCGCCGGCAATGGCGCCGAACATCGTTGGCGGCGGCATTGAACAAACCTTGAGTCAAGCAGGGACACGGGAACGCGCTGCTGCGGAAGCACAGGCCCAGGCTGAACATGCTGCAGCGTTGCGGCAATGGGAACAGCAGAATCAGGCACGTGAACAGGCAATCAATGCTCGGGAAAGCCAGGTTGCCACTGCGGCAGAACAGCGATTTGGCAATGTAGAGCCAAATCAGATGGCCGAGAATGCCATCAATGCTGTGCAGGAGCGGCATAATCGGCTGGAAGGAGAAAATCAGATCAACTGGCAGGCGGTGAACAATCTCGATGCTCATACAGAAAAAACGGCTTTTAATGATCTGCATAGCAATATCGAGAAAGGATTGAACACAGAAGGCGTGACGCTGGATCCGGTCAAAACTCCGAATGCCTGGAGCATGATGCAGGATATGCGGCGATTATCCGGCGAAGCAGCTGCTGGAGCACCAGTTGGCATTCCGCCGCGCCTGATGGCCGCTCTCGAAAATACTTATGGCAAGGGGCAGATACCGCCGCAGGTTCTGGAGGAACTTGTTCCAGGTTCTGCAGCGGCGATGACACCCGGAAAGGATCCGCAGTTTCGCTTGATGGGGAGGCACGCTCCAGACCCTAATGCGACAACTGTTCCGGTGCAGGGGCTGGATGAATTGCGCAAGCGTGTCGGCGAAATGGCCTTTGATGCAACATCCAACACTGATCGCCGCGCCTCGAATGCCATCAAGAGCCTGTTCGGTGATTTTCTCGATAACACGCTTGAAAATCATCTTGCTCCTGGCAGCAACCCCAATGCTCGCGCGGTCATTCAGAAGGCCATCGACAGCCATCGGGATTTTCGTGAACGGTTTGGCTACAACACCTCAAGACTACGCGGGGAAGACAGGACCGCGGCCAAGACCCTAAATCTGATGGCAACAGGCGATATTGGGCCGGAAGCCATTGCGCAGAATCTTGTGGGTTCTGGCAAGCCTGGTACGCGGCCGGGATCTGCTCCGTTGCACGATGCAATCATGAATGCCGTCGAAAATCCTGCTGCCGTACGGGCGAATATGCGGGGTGCATATTTCAATGCCTTGACGGAAGGGAAAACGCCACGCGCAATTGCCAGCAATATGGATGAATTGCGCAATACGAGAATGGGCCAGACCCTGTTCGAACCCAACGATCATGGATTGTTGAGGAATTATGCCGATATTCGGCAGCAAACACCGGAAGCATTGCGGGCAGCGGCTATAGAGGCAAGAGCCTCGACACCGCAGTTGGCAAAAGTCGAGCCTGGCAAGGCCGAACAGATTGCCAAGAGAGTAGTTGGCCGAAATCGCAGCGATGAAGATGTCCTTGGCACGCTCGATCATGCTTTTCATAAAGATGGCGATATCAAAACAGCAGCTCGCACCTGGGGAAAAATGACAGATGCCAACCGCGATGAATTTCGTGGTGCATGGCTGCGGCAATTGGGCGGAGGTGGCGAGAATTTTAGCCTAGCCAAGTTTGTCACCAATTGGGACAGATATTCCGATCAGGCAAAGGCAATTTTGCTTCGGGATCGCGGACATCGGCAGAATCTGCAGGATTTTTATACCATTGCCAAACAATACAAGGATGCGGTCGAGAAATACGGTAATCCGTCTGGAACGGCGCAAGTGACGGCTTGGCACAGACTTGCAGAGGGCGCCACCAAGGGTGTTGGTGCCCTGCTTGTCGGACATTTTGCCGGCGTTACTCCGCTTGCAGGCATGATGGTGGCTGGTCTTGGTCTACGACGTGTTGCAGGACTTCTGGCAACGCCACAAGGAGCTGCACAGGTTGGACGCTGGAATCGTCTTGCCAAAGCTTATCAGGCGACGCCTGATGTGAGGACACTCAACATGCTGCAGGCAACCACTCGATCATTGAACGAGCAGAAATAATGTCCGGCATCATCAATCTCGCTCTCACGCAGCAACTGGATGAATTCGGTGAACCGCTTTCTGGTGGGAAATTGTTTTTCATTCAGGCTGGCACCATCTCCACGCCGCAGAATGCCTATCAGGACACGGCGCTCTCGATTCCGTGGCCCAATCCGATCACGCTGGATCAGGCCGGGCGGATTCCGCAATTCTTCCTGGCGGATGGACAGATCAAGGTGCGGCTGCAGGACGCCGATGGTGTTGTCAAATTCGTCGCCGACAATCTGCTGGTGATCGGCCCGTCAGCCGGGGGCGGCGGCGGCGGTGGTTCGGTTGATCCGACCACGGTGATGTCAACCGGCGATATCAAGATCAGGTATGACACCGCGATTTTGGCCGGGTTTGTCCGGCTGAACGGCAGGACGATTGGCAGCGCATCGTCTGGTGGTACTGAGCTGGCAGATGCCAGTGCGCAATCCCTGTTCAATTTTCTCTGGGGAGTGGACCCGACACTAGTCGTGGCACCAGGTGGTCGCGGCGCCTCGGCAGCAGCGGACTGGGCGGCCAACAAGACCCTTGCGCTGCCGGATGGTCGGGCGCGCCTGCTCGGGATGTTGGGCGGCATGGGCGGTGCCGATGCCGGCTTCTGGGCCAACGCCGTCTTCAGCAAGGGTAATTCCATCACACTCGGTTCTCTGGCCGGCAGTGCCGCGACACCAAATTGCAATGTCGCCCTTGGCACCCCTAATCTGCCGCCCTATACGCCAGCTGGTACGATTAGCAATGTCGTGACGCAAAATGCTGCTCAGAATGTTTTCAGTATTTTTGGTTATCCTGCTTCAAGTCCGTTTCAAGGAATCGGCGTTTCTCCAGCCACTATTACAGTAACATCGACCTTCCACGGTACGGCGC